CTTCACGCCCGTGCACATGTCGTCTCCTTTGATGAGCCTGATAAAATCAGAGCCGTCTTCGGTGTACCAAAGCTCCTCCTTATGGTGGAAAACATGTTCATCTGGTCAATGCAAAAAGAGTACCTCAACAAAGGTAACTCGCCCCTTCTATGGGGAAATGAAATCATGAAAGGTGGTTGGCGAAAGCTAATCTCTGAAATGTCCCCCCTGGGCACTAAGAACACCTTCATCTCCCTCGACTGGAGCCAATTCGATCGACGAGCTCTTCACGAACTTATCGACGACACTCACAACATTTGGTTCTCCTACTTCGACTGGTCCGGTCAATATGAACCCACTTCATTCTATGCACATGCCAAAACTCAACCCTCTCGTCTCTATAACCTATGGAACTGGATGACTCACAACGTTAAGCATTACCCAATTCTCACCCCCGATGGTGAACTATACAAATGGGAATACAACGGAATAGCATCTGGATTTCAACAGACTCAACTGCTGGACAGTTTTGTTAACATGATTATGATACTCACATGCCTATCCTCAAATGGTATTAACATTGAATCTCCCTCCTTCTTCATCCGCGTCCAAGGCGATGACTCCCTCATCTGCTTTCCCGAACGCGTCTTCCGAATGTATGGACAAGCCTTTCTCGATCGTCTCGCTAAAGATGCTTTCTTCCGATTCAACGCCATTCTAAACGTCAAGAAATCCGTCATTTCTGACAGAGTTAGTGACATGAAAGTCCTTGGTTACAGTGTAACTATAGGTGGTCGCCCCTACCGAACAGATTTAGATCTGCTCAGCCACTTGTACTTCCCTGAACGCAATCAAGACTACGCTATGACAGCAGCAACCGCACTTGGAATCGCCCTCGCTTCCTGTGGATGCTCTCGTCTCGTCTACAACATCTGTCTCGATGTATACAACTTCATTACGAAGGAAATTGGAATACCAATGAATCCTATCGCCGTCCGCTGGATGCCGCGAATTGGACTCTTCCAACCTGAAGATCTTATTAATCTAAAGGAATTCCCTCTATTCGAAGAAATACTCTCAAAGACATACGGACTACCCACTCGTTCTGAATCTATGAATCAGCGTCTCTGGCCTTCAAAGCCACGCTTCGACAATGACTTCTACTTCATTCGCCCTTAGTCAATTTCTCTGGTTTAATTTATTTAAAACCTCTCCTTCTTG